AGCTGCGATCGGATTCGTACTCCGTCGTCACGCGGCAGAAGCCGTAGCTCCGGTGGATCGCGTCCTGAAAGGCGGTCGTGTAGACCACCTGGGCGTGGCTGCGGTACTCGACTTCGCGGGTGTGGTCGGTGTAGAACTGCGCGCTCTTTTCCGTGGCGCAGGGTCGTGCCGTGGAGCTGGAGATGCGCGTCGACGATCGGATGCCACTCGGCCAGGAACCGGCCCATGTGATCGAGGACCACCTCGAGCGAGGCGACGCGCGCCTCGAGCTGCGCGGTTTTCGTGCGATGCGCCTGTTGCTCGGCGGGATTCATGCGTCCCGCGAGGGTGACAGGGATCGGCGATCGCCCGTGAGACCGGGATGGACCGGATCAGACCGAGATGGACCGGGTTGTCGCCTGTATTTTTGCGATGTCCGCGCTGGACACGCGGTATTGCCCGTTGGGGTAGCGCGTGAAGGCGAGCCGGCCGGCGTGGATCCAGCGCAGCGTCGCGCGGCGGGACAGCCCGAGGCGGCGCGCGGCCGTGCTGATCGTCACGAGGTCATCGCGGGGGGTCTGGGCGTCCATCTAGGTACCGTCCGCCCTACGGGATCGAGGACGGACGGCAGCGGTTCGCAGGCCGGAACCTTTACAGCCATCCCGTGTGAAGGAAGGACGCACGAAAGTCATTCGACGCGATCTCCACCGCTCGGGTTGTTCGGAGTTGGAGGCCTCGCATCGGCGACGTCGGTCGTGTGAACAAGCGCCCGCTGCACGAGCATGGCGTCGGCGATATCGTAGGCGGCCTTCGCGGCGGCGCCCGTCCAGGGCAAATGGTTCGCCCCGGAATGAAGCATGGCCGCCATCCGGATGCAGTCCGGGAGCGCCTGTCCCGCGAAATAGTCGCGGAGCGTCATGCCCAGAAAGACCTGCAGCGTCGTGATGCCGGGCTGCGACTTATCGGCGAACGTGAACGGGAACGCCGGGCCGCCCCACTGCTGATTGAGATCATGGTTGGTCTCCTTCATCGCTTCTAGCCCCACTTCCCTTTCGGCACATACGGCGCCGCCGGCGGCGGCTTGATGGCGACGGCCTGCGCGAAGGTCAGCAGAAACGCATCGCTATCATCGGGCGAGGCCTCGCCGCGCGCCTGAATGTCCGCCTTGGATTCGATCACCAGCTTCCCGCTCGTGTCGAGGTGATAGCCGGCTAGGCCGAGTTGCTCGCAGAGTGTGTCGTCGTCTGGCAGCGACCCGAGCAGCAGCCAGTCTTTGCCCCGGTGATAGATCGCCGCGCGCATGTTTTTGTCGTGCGGATCGGGCGAGGCGCCGCCGAAGTTGATCTCGTGGACGTTGGTGTAGCCCAGCGACCGCAGGCGCACGACGATCGCCGCGCCGAAGGCGCTATCGACGAAGAGCGCGGCGAGCTGATGCCCCGGCCGCCGGTCGCTGAGCAGCTCCGCGCAGATCGCAATCCGCGCGCTGCGGTCTGGGTCCTTGTCGCCGGCCAGGCGGATCGGCGGGAGCACATCGCCGTTGAGCCCCTGGCGAAACCGAATCACGTTCCACGCCTTGCCGCCGCCGCTGACGTCGAAGCCGGCGACGATCGGATCGTCCGGGAGCGCGACCATCACGCGCTTGCGGGCGAGGTCGACGCGCGCCTTGTCGATGTACTGCAGCTCGGAGGCACTCGGCGGCAGCCCGAGCACGCGGACCTTGACGAAGTCCGACTCCAGACCGTAATCCTGGATCTGCTGCGCGATGAGCTGCTTATTGGTAAAGCGCGACGTGCGCGAGTCGACGCGGCGCCCGTTCCACCGCGCTTTGAGCGAGCCGAAGCACACCCGATAAAACTCGCCGGTATTGCGGACCGGCTGCCCCCAGGCAAAGAGCATCGGCTCGCCGTCGGTCAGCCCGCCGTACGCCGTCTCCCAGATCTTGTCGGGGACTTCACTCGCTTCGTCGAACAGGTACCACGACGTCGACGTGCGCGCGTGCTGGCCGGCGAAGGCTTGCGCGTTCTGCGCTTTGCAGGTTTGCGCGACGAGCTTCCAGGTATCCGGAAAGGCCTTGCTGTAGATGCCGCGCTCCATGATGTCGAACCAGGGCGCGGTCAAACAGAGCCGCGTCCAGAACTGGATCGCCGCCCAGGTGCGCTCGCTGAGCTGCGTCGCGGTGCCGGCGGTGACGGTGCCGATCGAGTGGGGGCGGGTGGAGAGAATGAAGTCGGCCAGCCAGCCGCCCATCGCGCTTTTGCCGGTCCCGTGGCCGCTGGTTTCGTTCATCAGGATCGGCATCACCGGATCGGCTCCGTTGAACTGGCGGGCGGTGATCTCGGTGCCGAGGGCGGTCAGAAACTCGCGCTGGTTGTCGTCGGGGCCGACTTCGTTCTCGAGCGGGCCGCCCTCTTCGCCCCACGGATACATCAGCTCGACGAACTTGAGCGGGTCGTAGTAGCACGACGCCACGAGCTCATCGATCTCGGCTTCGACACTCTCGGGCGATCCGGGCGTCTTCGCCGCGATTGCGGCCTGCGCGTGCTGCTCCGCGCGCCAGCCGGCTTTCACTTGTTCGCCGCCCGCGTGCGCGCCGCCTGCAGCCGTTTCACGCGGCCGTCCGGGTCGACGATCTCGACGCGCTCCACCAGCAGCCGGAAGTGCTTCGCGAGAATCTCGAGCGCGTGCACCTTGTCCCAGAGCTTGAACTTGTGCACCGTATCCGTCACGCCGTCGCCCGCTTCCGCGTTTTTGATCAGGACCTCGAAACCGGCGAGGCACGCGCCTTCGTCGACGGTCAGCTCCTTCGGGTGTTTCGCGTCGCCGTCCGCGGTCCAGTAGTCGCGGCCGTTGACGAAGGCCACGCGGCCGAGCTCCTGGAGCACCCGCGCCGCGGTGAGCTCGGCGCGATCGAGCTGCTTCGCCTTGCCGGCCATCACGGCTTTCCGGACTGAAGGATGCTGAAGGAGCTGGTAGGCCAGACTCGACGCGCTGCGCCGACTGTACCCGGCGCGGATCGCCGCGTGGGTGGCGTCCAGATCGATCAAGTACTCGGCGACGAAGCGGGCTTGTTTGGGGGTCAGGACGGTCCGCTCCCCCAGAGGATGTTGCGGCGGATGACGCCCGGCAGTTGGTCGTCCTCGATCAGGTCGGCGCGCTCGTCATCGAGTTCGATCCCGTCGACATGCCTCCGCTGCGTGCGAAGCGGCGAGACGGCGCCGGGTCGAGACGCCATACAGGATCTCCCTGGTGGGTGGGATAGACGGGCGATCGGTGAGAGCTTGAGTCTGCGCGGCAGGGACGCGCACCGCCTAGAGATTAGTGGGTGTGCGGACGAGTGCGGCCGCGGGCGACGGGCGCGGCGGGCGTATCCTGAAGAACCGCCGTGCAGTCTACCAAAGAGCTGATCGTGCCGGAAGCCTGGAGCGTCCAGCAAGTCGCCGATCGCCTGCACGTCAGTGAAGACACCGTCCGCCGGTTGATCGCGGCGTCCGCCTTCCCGGGGGCGTTTCGCTTGGGCCGCAAACTGATCCGCATTCCCGTGACGGATCTCGCCGCCTATCAATCGCGGATGCGCCTGCTCGCGCAGATCGCCGAGCGGGAAGCGGCGCTCGACATCGAGCTCAGCCGGCCGCTGGCCGACGGGCGCCCGGAGCGACGCGACGTCCGCCGCCGGCCCTTTGAGACGAGGTCCGCCTGATGGCGACCGGCACCTTTGCGAATCACCCCCGGCTCGTGAAGCTCCTGCCGCGTCTGGTGAAGCAACAGCAAGCGGCGTACGACAAGATCAAGGTCGATCCCGCCGACGTGAAAGCCGAGAAGGCGATCCGCGCGGAGATCGATGCGCTGCTGATCGCCGACGACTTCGCCAACGGCGATCAGGTGACCTGTAACGGCTGCGTGGTGACGCACGTCGAACGCGCCGGCTCGTCGCGGCTTGATCCCGAGATGGTCCACGCGTACTTGCTCGCGCGCGAGAGCGCGGCCGCCGCCGACGCCTTGATCACGACCTGGACGATCACCGGCGACCCGGCCATCTACTGCACGGTGAAAGCGGAGAAAGGCGCGCCGTGAGATCGCGCGACTACCCGGGCGCCGTCGATCGCATTCCGTATTCCGCCATGCTCGAGACGCGCGACGAGATTCAGCAGCCGCGCGTCCACCGCTACCGCTTTCCGCTGCGCACCCGCTGGTACATCGTCCAGTTCAAATCGTGGGCGACGTGGCGGCAGGCGTGGGCGAATGTCGTCTATCTGGTGCGCGGGTGATCCGCATGAAGGCCAAACCCACCGCCGCGCGCCGGCCGCCGACCGTCGCCGGTCGCCTCGATGCGATCCGTACCGTCGTCGATCACCTCGTCACCCGGGTCCGGCGCCTTGAGGCGCAAGGAGTGTCCACTATGGCTGTGTTGCAATCCATTCAAGACAAGCTCGACTCGCTCCAGGCCGCCGTCGCGAAGAACACCACCGTCGGCACGTCGATCATCACGCTCTTGCAGGGCTTGACGGCGATGATTGCCGCGCTCCGTCAGCAGCTCGCCGACGCCATCGCGGCCAACGATCCCGCCGCCGTCGCGGCCGTGCTCGACGCCTTGACCGCGCTCGAGACCTCCGTCGCGGCCGATACGCAGGCGCTGGCGGACGCGGCGGTCGCAAACACCCCGGCGTAACCGATGCGCCGAGTCTGCGGCGCGTGCGCGCTCGTCCTGCTGGCGGCCGTCTCGTTGGGGGCGGCCCCGCAGGCCGGGGTCCGCGCGCTGGCGAGCGTCGACGGCACCGTCACGGCGATCTGGGACGCCTCGACCGACGGGGCGACGGGCTACCGGCTGTACTACAGCCTGACGCCGGGCCTCGACGAAACCGCCGCCGTGCGCGTGGACACGTCGGCGACGAGTGTCCCGGTGTCGGGGTTGCTGGCGAGCCGGACCTACTACTTCCACGTCCGCGCCGTGACCGCCGCCGGCCTGGTGTCGGCGCCGTCCGTCGAAGTGGCGTTCCTCGTGCCGGGCGTGCCGCCGGTCGATCCGTGCGCCTTCCCGCTCGGGGCGACCTCGGTCTCGATCTTCGTCACCGGCAAGCTGAATCGGACGGGATCCGGCGGCCCGGGGAGTCGGGCGTTCATCACGTTCCAGGCCAGCTCGCCGAATTCGCCGATGGTGTTCCTGGCCATCCGCGCCAACGGCGTCGACGTGCCCGACAGCGTCACGGAAGGGGTCAATCTGCGGGCGGCGGGCAGTCTCTGGTTCACGATCCCACCGGGGGCCATGATCTACACCGTCTACGGGAAGAACGCGGCGCAGTGCTCTCGGGAGCAGGCGACGGGGTTCTCGACGGGGCCGTGACGGACCTCTATGGCTGAGCGCTTGACCGGCACCATCCTCCGCCTGCTGCCTGACAAGGGCTTCGGCTTCATCGAAGCCCCCGATGGGTCCGAGTACTTCTTTCATCGATCGGCCGCGGACGCGTTTGCGCTCTTACATGCGGATGCGCTCGTGAGCTTTGAGGCGACCCAGGGCCCGAAAGGCCCGCGGGCGGAAGGGGTCCGTCTAGAATTGCCGGGGGTGGACGGCGCCCGCTGATCCCGATGAGTCCCTTTGTGCGCGTGATCCGCGTCTACGAAGACGAGACGGTCGAGATTCAGTGGCGGTGTGCGGATGGGACCGTGTTCACCGAGCGACGGACGATCCCGCCGAAAGCCACGCGCGCCGCGCAACACCAACCCACCCTCCAGTTAGCGGATCGAGCCGCAGAGCCGGAGTCGGACCGATGAACGTTGACGCGCTCCGACCCTCCACCCCGATCGGCGAGGGAGACCACGCAGCGGGGACGCCGAGAGTCCCGACAGCCTCCAGACCGGAGACGGCGGACGATCTGCGCGACGCGATTCTGCAGCTCTATCGGCAGTTGGCGAGCGCGGACGCGGTCGGCACCGGGGGCCGCCGCGCGGGCAATTGTCTGGCCTACCACGCGATCGAAGCGCAGATTCGCACCCTGGCTGATCGCCACACCGCGCTCACGGGCTGGACGGCGGTGCGCTGATGCCGGGGGGGCGGCCGGACCGCCGGTCGGTCGTGACCCTGCTCCAGGCGCTCGACGACGAGACCTTCGCCCGGTTCGTCATCTGGGCCGCCGCGCTCTATGTGCCGATCGCCGCGTTCCCCTCGCCCGCCGCCGATCTACGGGAGGCCGCCCAGGCCTTCCTGGAGGCCGTGCGGCGCGGCGGGCGCTAGGGACCGCGACCCGCCGTCCTACGTCGTCGCCTTCCCCGCCTTCCCCGCCCGTTCCGTCCGCTGTTGCCGTTTGGCGCGGATCGCGTAGCCCAGCTCATTCGGGAGCACGCGGCTATCGGTGACGGTCACCTCCGAGAAGCTCGCGATCGCCAGCTTCCCGTCGCGGCCCACCCCCAGGATGCTCGGCGAATGGCCGGGCCAGTCGCCCGCGACGAGCCCCGTGAAGGCTTCGCTGCTTTCATCGATCACCATCTCGATCGCGAACGGCAAGGCAACCCCGTTCAAGAGCGCCGGGGTGAGCTGGGCCGCGGTCGCGGACGCCGTCGTCGCGCCTTTCGGGGTCGTCCCTGGTCGATACATACCTGATCCTGTTCTGGCCCGCGGGATGCGGGCCTGCAGCGGAGTCTACTCCCCTTAGTCTGTCGATGGGAGCCGATCCTTGCCAGGCTGGTGGAGGGTGCGGAGGGTGGCCTCGGGGACCGACAGGAGGGCCTGTCTCGCCGCGTCCAGTTCTGCGGTGTAGGTCGGCTCGGTGTACCGTCCCCCATGGATCTGAAACAGGCTCCAGACGCCCATGTACCGCGGATCGGCGTGCACCACGTCTAATCGGGTCACAAGTTGCTCAAGGGCGTGCTGGAGGGAGCGGAGGGCGGCGTCGGCGGCGTCGGCGCGGGCTTCGGCCGCGTCAGCGCGGGCACGTTCCTCAAGTACATCGCCATCTAGCTGCATAAACTGAACGTCGGCTCTCAACTGGTCCCGCTCGGCGATCAGGGCGGCGATCAGGGCCTCGTGATCGGCTTGCCGCACATAGCCCGTCAACCCCTTGACGGTTTCCGGTTCGCCCACAACCTCCGCCTTGAGTTCATCCCGCTCGGTGATCAGGGCGGCGATCTGGGCTTCGGCTCGATCGGCGCGGGCTTTTTGGTCTTCACATTCCGCCTTGAGGTGGAGTAGCAGACCTGCCGCAAACGGCGACGACAATACCGTCTCTGGATCTAGGGAGGGGATCGCGGCCCCGCCTCCCTCTCCTAATGGTTGTGGATCAGCCATGACGAAGAAAATCCCTTCCCGCGTATTGGACGATTCCGGTAACGCGGAGTTGGAGACCACGCAGCGACCCGCCTCGGTCACCCCGTCAGCCTCCTGCGGCAACCCTCTCATGCCACCACCTGCAACGGAATCAGCCCTTGCTGCTCACGGCGCGCTTCCGGCCAATACTCCGCGAAGCTGCACGTCTTGTAGAGCCGTCGATTGACCCACCGCGCCAAGTTCCGCAACTGCGGGTCGCGCGCCATCTGGCCCGTGTGGTAGTCCCGATAGACCATGACGAACGGGTCAATGCTGTAGCTGCGGATGATCTCGATGCGCCGTAAATCCTGCGCGATGGTGGAATTGCACCCGACCAACACGAACGACTGCAGATGCCACGCCTTCATCCGCGCCAGCACGCGCTCCACGCCGCGCCGATAGAGGCGTTCGGTGCGGATGTCATCAAAGGCAAACGTGATCTGTTTGCGGTTGTGATGGACGTTCCAGAACGGCGAGGCTGCGAGCGCCTCCGCGATCGACGGCGTCACAACACGCACGTCGAGCCCCTGACTCGGGCACCAGTCGATCGCCCGCGCGGTAAACGCCTCCATCTGCGCGATGGCCCACTTCTCGCGCCAAAAGAACTCGTTGTCCAGCAACACCACGAAGGCCCGCCGCGGGTTGACGAGGTCATCAATCGTCGCGACTTCACGCGGCTTGCCTTCCTTCGTGGGCACGATACAGGCCGGGCAATTCTCGTTCGTCCAGATGCAGCCGCGCATCAGATAGCCGATGCCGTAGTCGATCCCGTACAGGCTGTAATCGGGCCGCATGGCTTCGACGGGTGCGGGCAGTTCGTTCTTCAGGTCAACCCCGCTGCCGCCGACGATCGCGCCTTGCGCGACCAGCGCCGCCGCTTTCCGGCGATTCCAGGTGAAGACACACGAGCCGTAGCGCCGATCGGCCCGCTCCCCGCTGTTGAGCGGCAACACGGTATCACCCTGCGCCTTGTGCCACGCCGAGAGCTTCATCAGCGCGACATTCGGAAAGCCGGTGCGATCGAGGTCGAACAGTCCGATGGTGCTCATCTTCGGCATTCACGATCCGCCACGAATTACCCTGATGGTGAACGCGTGGTCTTCCTCACGGCGTTGCCTGTCGATGCGCCATACGCGTCAAAGCTTCGTCTCCGGCTCTGTACTTTTTTCTACGGGGGGAGGAGCGGGGAGCGCCCGCCCCTGCGTCGGCTCTTTCCCTGGATCAAGCGTGAGCCGTTCAGGAAACCCGTATTCATCCGACTTGGCGTTGAAGACTCGAACGAGTACTGCTTCCAAATCCACCTCGACCCGCGCGGCCAGAAGCACCGCATAGAGAATCGTATCGGCGACTTCCTTGCCGATCTGCTGACACGCTGCCTCACGATCCGTGAGCGACCGCCCGGCTTCATGGTTGATGTTGGCGATCGACTGTTCAATCCGCCGCAATTTCTTCGCCGCGTTGCAGGCCTCGCCCGCTTCGCCGGCCATCGCGCCGGCCCATTCGAGCGCCGACCAGTCCGACAATCCGCCGGGATGCCCACGGCGCGCACGAGAGACACTCGCCTCGATCACCGTCCGAAACGACAAAGGGAGGCGTGGGGACTCGGCGATCAGGGCAGCTTCTAGTTCAGCTCGAAACTCCTGCAATGAATAAGCGATGCCTTGAAACTCTCCCCCGTTGAGCATGTCCTTGAGATCGTCCACGCGAGCGATCCACTGGCCAATCAACGCCTGGAGCGCCGCCCTCCCCTCAGTCATGGCTGTGGTTCCTTGGCTTTTTTGGCGTCGGGATACTGCAACGCGAAGCGAATCCGATAGCAGTCGTCGTGCTCCGCCACGTTCTTTTTGAGGTTCAGAAAACTCCACTCCCGCGTGTCTCGATAGCGCAAAGGCTCGCCGCACGTTACGCAACGCGCAACGGGATAATCAGGCGAACAATACTCGGCGTCCATCATTGGTGTCCCCTCTACGGCGTGCTGCTGGATGGTGCGGAGGGCGGCTTCGGCAGCGTCGGCGCAGCGATCGGCACGTTCGACGTTGTCCCATCAGCGAACGGCGGGAGCGCCCCGCATTGACAGCGATCGGCAGGCCAGACGTGAAAGTACCAACCATCGCCCACAGGCGAGCATCGGCGCGTCTCAGACTGATCGAGGAGGCGTGGGGACTCGGCGATCAGGGTTTCGAGTTCATCGGCACACTGACTGGCCTGCAATCCAGCGGAACGACTCGGCATCATCACCGCTCGGTCCCGCCACTGGTCAATCAACGCCTGGAGCGCCGCCCTCCCCGCCTCTGAAGTCATCGCTGCTCCAGATCCGTCCGCCGACGCCGCCGAGGGGCGTCGGGATGCGCGGCGCGCCAGCGGTCACGAGCTTGCTGCCGTTGTTCCAAGAGATGCCGCGTGCAAAGTTGATCACTACGAGGGTCGCGGGCGATACCACACCGGATGCAATTCCCGGCGCGCTGACGGCGCTCGCGATGGGCCGCTTGTCGGGCCGCTTCGGCCTCGTTCGTGCGATTCATCCAACTGGTCACAGCGCCTCCTCAGAAGTCAAAGACGAAGAAAATCCGTTAGCGCGTATTGGACTACTCCGGTAACCCGATCAGGGAGGCCACGCAGCGAAGAGACCGATAACTCCATCATCCTCGCCGCTTCACTTCGTTCCCACGAAAATCGAGGGCGGCGTGGGAATCACTAAATCCACCGGCCGCCAGAGATGCAAGACATGCGGATGCTGGTTGACGTATTCCGAGCGTTTCGGATGGAGCTGCATCACCACGTCTTCGTCGTCCCAACAGAGATTCTTAATGAACGCCATTTCCTTCCACGTCGGGGTGCGCATCTTCGGGACGCGCGACTGGCCCAACAGTTGAGGCACATCCGTCTGACTCGTCCGATAGGCATGGACGCTGACGTGTTCCCATCGGTCGGCGGCAAACTCCGGATCGGAGCCGTCCGAACAAATCAGTTGCAGCGTCCAGCCCGGCTCGGGCGAGAGCACGGCAAACGCGCCGTTATTCCCGTCCGCGCTCGTGGTGCCGAGTTGCGGATGCGTCGTATCGCGGGCGGATTCAGGCACATGAAACATCAGGGTCTTTCGTGTTCGGCGCGTACGCCGGAATTACCGCAGTCGCCGTTGCGAGGGCACACTCTCCGAATCAGCTTGCGAGGTCGAGATCGCGTCACAGCTTCGTCTACGGCGTTCATGTTCCAGAGCCCACGCCGCGACCCGCCTCGGTCACCCCCGTCAGCCTCCGGCGGCACCCCTGGTCAGAATTAAGACTTCAGAATCCCCATACATTGCTGTTTCTTCACAGCGCCTCCAAATCCTTCCGCCAGCCGCATTTCTCACACGCCGGACGGTCGACGCCCTTTCCGAGCAGCCCCACCGCGCCGCGCAACTCGGTTTCGGCATCGGATACGGCTTCCGCGCGTGTGGCCCCCGACCCGATACACAGGTGATATCCGGAGTCCCCAGCCGGCGCGATCCACACCGTGAAGCGGCGGGCCGACAACTCCTCGTCCTCTTCGATGACGACCTTCAGCTTCCAGGCGTTGGGATCGGCGGGCGCGTCTGCGGCACGCGCGGGCTGAGGGGTGACGCGCTTCGCTCGGCGTCGTGCTGTCACAGCGCCTCCAGATCCTTCTTCCGAATCCGCCACCCGCGATCCCGAATCGCCGGCAACGTCTTCGCCGCAATCGCCCGTTTCAAGTACGCCTGGCTCAAGCCACTGTAGGCCGCCGCCTGCTGGATCGTCAGGTAGAGCTTCTGTGTCTGAGACGTCTCAGACAAGGCCGCGCGCGCCGCAATCACCAACGCCTGAAACACGTCCTGTCCCGAGGGCGGCAACACGAACGACGGCGACGGACTGATCGCGGGGAGCTCGGGCGCGTGCCCGTGGCCGTGTCATCCAATCCGCGGACGCCATCAGCTCACCTTGCGCGCGCGCGCAATCGTCGCGATGCACTCGTCCCAGTCGTCGTGCGGCGGATCGTGCGGACAGTAGCCGATCCGACGCAGGATGGTTTCCGCGTCCGCGATCGCCCGGCGACTGAGGCGGGACGCGGGCTGCGCCAGCCAGGCATCGAACTGCGCGTTCCAATACTTGAACGGGTTGGGGACGTTCGTCTCGGGCGGCAACGCCGCTTGATCAGCGGCGTAGAACGCGACCAGGCGCCCGGCTTTCTCGGCGCGCGTTTCGCCGGGCCGCGATCCGAGCCGATCGAGAAATTCGAAATGCAGCGCCCGCGGGACATGCACGCGGCCGTCGCACCAGGCGTGCATATTGGGATGCGCGCACTTCGGCGGGGGCGGTTGCCCGATCAGTGGAAGGTCCGCCTCGCGCGCGCGCGGTGTGTGTGTACGTTCTTCTGTACTGAGGATGTGAGGCTCATTTTGAGCCTCTAACACCCGGCCTTGAGGCTCATTGTGAGCCTCTACCCTCTCTTGAGGCTCAGAATGAGCCTCTAACCCGGGCGCGTCGAGGACGGTGCTGAGGCTCACTTGCTGCTCCTTCGGCGGCGTGGCCGCCAGTCGATCGACCTGAATGTCATACCCGGTCGCCTGTCGGTGCCCGCGTGCGCTGACGGTGATCAGGGAGCCGCCGGCGCGCTGGGGAGTCCGCAAGTCGGCGAGCGTCCGCGTCACGGTCGCGCGTGAGAGGCCCGATCGATCGGCGAGCGTGGACGTGTACGCCCGACAGTTGCGCCCCGTCTGCCAGTCGCCGGCGGACCAGAGCGCCGTCAACACTTTCACTTCCGCCGACGTGAGCGAGCGGCTCGACCAGGCGATGCGCTCGGGAATCGACGGGCCGCTCATACGCCGCCCGGCAGCGTACGAAACCAAACCGACAGCGGCTTGATTCTCGTTTTAGAGTTCGGGCATCCTGAAGGCAGCACGGTCGTCTTTCTGGATAGAGTCCGCCCCGCGCGGGGTTGTGTGCCGGCTCAAGACAGCAGCCCGCGCGGGGGTGGATCGCTACAGTGAGTTGGTCACGCCTGACACTCCCGAACGACGTACGACGACGATGAAGATTTGACGCGCAGGGTCAATCCACACCCTTTGTGGAGGGAGACCCCGCAGCGTCGGCACTGGTGGACCGCACATCCTCCGAAACGACGCGCCCATACAGCTGCACGCCGAGATACTTGTCCGCCAGCCAGCAGATCGCGGCCCGTCGCGCCCGATCGTCGGCGGTCTCCAGCACGCGCACGAAGCGCAGCAGCGCCTGAATCGTCGGATCCTTGGGCGGCCGCCGCCGTCGTTCCATCGTTCGTCGTCTCCGTTCCGGCGCGCACGCTCGCACGACCTGAATCGCCGATGCGAGGTTTCACGGTTCCGCGCGACTCACCCTCGCCGCGATCGCGCCTCTCCATCTTCGTCGTCTACTTCCATTGCCGATCGTCGCCGTCGCGTCGGTATTCGTGGTCCGCCCGCCAGCGCTCCGTGACCGGACTCTCGCCTTCGAACCGACGACGCAGATGCCAGTACCACACCCACTTCACGACCGTGGCGATCACGAGCACGACGAAGCCGAGGACCACGCCGACGGTCACCCACGTCCCCATCTCAGCGCTCATCCTGTTGAATCGAGGGCAAGGGCGGATCGACATCCACGGTGATCACCCGGACGGCGACCTGGGTCGTCAGGACCTGGACGGCGATCGTCAGCTCGGTGACGGCCTGGTGCAGGTCCTCAGTCGCGGTGATCAGGTGCCGCAGGAGGTCGGCGTCAGGGGGGGTCATGGGGCGACTTCCGCGATCCGCCAGACTGAAGGATCCTGAAGGTCCGTCATGCCGCCGCCTGGGGCCGACACCGGGTACAGAGCTGCGTCCGATGCAGCACGCCGGGGGTGGGGACTTTGTCCGTCCACTGATGCCCGCAGCCCGGACAGGTGACTTTGGTGGGCGTGGATGGCGAGTTTGGTACACTTGGCTCTTGCATGGCCGACCGGCCCCTTGTCTCCGGTCGCGTCGTGTTGAAAGCCGCGGCGGCCTGCTGACCCCTCGCTGCCGCGGTCCTTCCGTTCATCGTTCGTGATCGTGCTGCCGGAGCATCGCCCCGGCCAGCACCAGCAACCCCAACACGGGAATCGCCAGCACCGCCAGGATCAGCACGACGAGCCCGATCGTCTGGATCATGCCGTCCGCCGCTGGCCCGCCACGGATCGCGGCTGCCACTGGTTCGCCAAATACCGATCCACTAGGTCCGCCCGAAACCGCGCGCGGCGGCCCATCCGCGGTTTGAGTTCTTCGAGCATCGGCAACTTGCCGGCGGCCTTCAACGCGTAGAAGGTGGCGCGCGGCAGGTTGAGGAGATCCGGGCCGAGGAGCTGCGCCACGGTGTAACACTTCGCGCTCATACCCGCGGCCCTACATACGCGAGCAGTCGCGCGAGCTCGTACGCGTCGGCCGCGCGGCCCGCTTGGATGTGATCGATCAGATGTTCATGGACCGACGTGAAGAGATCGCGCATCAGCGACGAACGCGGCGGCGGACGCACGACGGAGAGGGGGCGCGTCATGCGGCCACCTCGCCGAATCGCAGTGCACGCGGATCCCGTTTCAGCGCCTTCGCGAGTTTAAAGACCGTGCTCGACGCCGGATCCCGGACCACGCCGCGTTCCAGGCTACTGATGACCGCCTGGGCCACGCCGGATTCGGCTTCGAGCTGCTCCTGCGTCCAGCCGCATTGCTTCCGGGCTTCTCGGAGAGTGACTGTTTTCATCGAACCGAAGTAATAACACGCTCATGTTACTATGTCAATGGTATCGCGGCCATTTAGGCGGGCTTTCAGCATCACGTATGGAATCAACAACTTATACGGGATGCACGGCGCCTACACTGCCGGGCGTGGATTTGATGCGGCTCCGACAGAAGTTGATCGACGAGCGTGAGCGCCTTGAGATGACCCAGGAAGACGTCGCGGTGAAAGCCGGGATCCGGCAAAGCCTCGTGTCGAAATACGAAGACCTCAGCACCGTGATCACGGATCCTTCCGCGCGTGTGCTGTTTCAGATCATCGAACGCGCCTTCGGCAAATCCCTGACGGTATTTTTCTCTGAAATCGAGCAGGTGCCGATCGGCGCGACATCCGCACCCGACGTCCCTGGCAAGGAGCGCGCGCATGGTGATTCGGTTCCGTCGACGATCGCCGCCGCCGACCTGGAACGATTCGCCCGCACTATCGGCCGAGCAATTGGCCGCGAGATGCGACCTCAAGCGGCTCATCGACGGCCTACAAAGGCTCGTGCTCGTCGCGCCAAACGCCGTTAGGGTGATCGCGGAAATCGTGGCGGGCTTCCTCGACGAAGTGGATCCCTGACATGCCCCGCAAACTGAAAGGCATTCGTCGACGGCGTGGAAGCTGGGAGGTCTACGTCCGCATCCACGGCCATCTGCACACGGACACCTTCCCGGGCGACACGCCGATCGAGGAGCTGCGCGCGTGGCGCGAGGACCAGATCACGAAGTTCGGCGGGACCCAGACGGAGGCGGGATCCTTCGGCGCCGACATCGTGACCTATCTCGGGCGGGTGGCCGCGATGCCGAGCTACGCGCAACGCGCCGCACACCTCGCGCTCTGGGCGCGCGAGTTGGGGCGCGACCGGACGCGGCGGTCCATCACGACGGACGAGATCGACGGCATCCTCCAAGGCTGGCTGCAGACGCGCGCGCCCGGCACCGTCCGTAAACGGCGCACGGCCCTGCAATCGTTCTTCGCGAAGATGAACGGGAAGAAGTCGCGGGACGTGAATCCGGTCAAGGCCGCCGACAATCCGGCGGTGCCGAAACCGGAAGCCCGGTCGATCGACTATCTCCTCATCGCCGCGGCGATCGCCGCGATGCCCGATCACCGGGACACGAAGAAGGGCCTGCCCCGCCGCGTGAACCTGTCCAAGATCCGCGCGCGCGTCTTGGCGTACACCGGGATCCCGCCGGGGCTGTTGAAGCAGGTCAAGCCCACCGATCTCCAGCTCACGGCCGGCACGCTGCGCGTCGTGCCGCGGCACAAGGGGGCCGGCGTGGAGGCGCGCACCCTGCCCCTCATCGCGGACGGGCTCGACGCCTTCAAAGCGTTTCACGCGGCCCACGCCTACGGCCCCTTCGCGACGGAATCGCTCAATCGGTCCTTCAAACGCGGCTGCGCGAAAGCCGGTCTCGATCCGAAGGCCGTGCATCTCTACGACCTGCGCCATAGCTTCCTGACCGAGCTCTATCGAGTGAAGCAGGATCTGGCGACCGTGGCCCGGTTCGGGCTGCACGCGGAAGGCTCGCGCGTGACGGCGCGGTACGCGAAAGGCGCGAATCAGGCCGTCGACGCCGAGGCCGCCAAAGCGCTCGGCCAGGCGCTCGCGACGTCCCGCCAACTCTCCCTGAAACTCGCCCCGTTGGCACAGAAAGTTGGCCGCTAGACGGTTCCCCTATGACGGAGGCCACCAGGACGTGGCCCTTTCAAGGCCAAAACACGGGTTCGAATCCCGTTGGGGACGCTCCACCAGCGGTGCGGGTCGTGATCGCAGTTAGCCCAAGATTTGCCGCTATTTCCGCGGGCGGCCTGAGCCGAGATCGCCACGACAACGAGTCCCAAACAGTCCCATTGGCTCCCAGTCGATCGGCCCACAGTTGGCCGCAGTTGGCCGCCAAGCCTAGCCCGCCTTACCGGCAGGTCGTGTAGACCGACGTGCCCACGAGCTCGGAGGTACACCGCACGGTCGGCCGCGGCAGCACCGGCGGCGCGCCTGGCGTCACCACGGTGACCGCCACGGGTGGGCGGATCGCACTCAGGGCCGCGAGCGCCGCCTGCGTGGTCGCGTCCTGGTGGCGTTGCCTGATCGCGCGTTCGGCCTGATCGAATCGCGCGAGGTCCAGCGCGTAGCGCGCATCGGTTTCCAAGCCCGCCACGCCGGACGGCCGGATGAACGTGAGCGGCTCCTGGCGCGCGCCCTTGCACACGCGCACCGTCGGGAGCGTGGCTTCGACCCCGCTCACCCAGCGCACGCGGATCGCGTGGGTGTCGACGCACGGCTGGCGCCCCAGCTCCACCTTGATCCGTTGCGGGGTGGCACCGAACGCGAGTTCATGGGGATCGACGGGGCCGGGCGAGGTCCAGAAGATCGACGCGCCGGCCGGGTCGCTGGCGATCGTGACCCAGACGTCCGCGGCGACGGCCGGCGACGCGAGACAGAGACTGCCGGCGAGGAGGAGCAGGCGCGCGGTCATGACGGGCTTTCAACGGGCCGATGGGTGGACGAGTGCGCGGGGTGATACGGAAGGGTAATCGGCGGGCAGCGGGCGGGCGTTAGCTCAGGCGGTCAGCGCGGGGCCGGCTGGGGCGGCGCCACCCGCCGGAAACGGACGGCGCCGGGCTCGCGCTCATCGATGAGCCGATAGAACGTCCGGTAGGCCGTGAGGATCGGCTTGATCCCCCGGAGCGGCGCCGCGCAGCGCGCGCAGACGATTTCCCGCGCGTCGAAGTCGGTCGCCATGTCGAAGGTCATCTCCGTCCCGCAGTCCGGACACGCCACGCTCAGGCGCTGCAGCTCGTCGGCGTTCAGGATCCATTCCAGCTCGCCCATATCACCGCGCCTTCTTTTTCACGCCGCGGCGGGCGGCCAGGGCGCGCATGGCCTCGAGCACGAACGGATCGGGCTTGCCCCGCCCCTGCTCCCAGTTTTCGACCGTGCGCCCGGATTTATGCCAACGCGCGCCGAAGGTCGTGGTGTTTTCCTCGAGCGCCGCGCGGAGCGCGCGGACTTCGTCGGCGATCGCCATGAGAGGACCCTACGCTATTCGCGTAGGCCTGTCAATGTCGGATTTCCGACATGGCCGGCGCGTGGTCTCCGAGTTCGGATGACCCTGAGGGTCAGCGCGCGGGAAAGAATCTTCGTCGGCGTCGTCGTTTCTTGTTGACACGCCTACGCGACTCGCGTAGTATTGTTCTTGTAAGCGGCGCTGGTGAGTGCGACTAACACCCAGCCAGCGCCTAACCGCCTCACACCTGTTGCATCAGGTTGAACCGGCTGCCGGGATTATATCCGGCGCCCTTCAACCAGGAAGGGTCGCCCGATGAAGCCCGCGCTGCTCACCCCGGAAGTCCTCCCCTACGCCTCGGTCGAGATCGTCCACGTCGACCACACCGTGACGGTCCTCCGCGCCCCGGCGGCCATCGTCTGCGCCTACTGCCCCACCTTCGACCCGACCGTCGCGCCGGCACCGGGCACGAGTCACGGCATCTGCCCCGCCTGCATCGCGACGTTCGAGAAAGGCGGCCGCTCATGAGCCGCCGCTTCGTCGACGCGATCTGGATTCGTCAGCGCATGGACCGGAAGGACGCGCGCGTCCAGGCCGCGGCGCGCACCCAGGCTGAACGCGCGGCGTTTCATCTGCTGCTGACGAATCCGGGCACCGCGGCGCGACTCGATGCCGCCCTCGCGGAGAACGCGCGCATCGACGCACAGCTGCGGGAAGACGATCGGCTCGAGGACCTGCGCGAAGGCGACGAACGCGGCGGGTGCTCCGCCCAGTGCGGCTACTGCGGTTCCTGTTCCTAGGTTTGTCATTACCCGTCATTACACAAAGGACACCCATCCCATGCCCAACATCAACGACGTCTTCCCGAGCAAGTTTCTGAAAGCCCACGATCTCCAGGGCCGCGCCTGGACCCTCACGATCGCGCGCGTCGAGTTCGAGCAGATGGGCCGCACGCGCGACACGCTGCCCGTCGTCTACTTCCGCGGGAAAGGCAAAGGCCTGAAGCTCAATAAGACGAACGCCACGGCGATCACGGCGGTGGCCGGATCCGCGCTCACGGAAGAGTGGCCCGGCGTCGTCGTCACGATCTATGCGAGCGTCGCCGACTTCGGCGGCCAGAGTTACCCCGTCGTGCGCGTGCGGGCCGCGACCGCCCCGGCGCCGCGTCCCCTGCCGCCGCCCGTCGACGACCTCGAGATTGACCTCCACGATGGCGACGAGGAGTACGGATCATGAGCCGCAAGCCCCCCGTCCGCCGTGACAGCGCCGCCGGCCGCTTCTACGAGGTGCACGGCGTCCAGCTCCCGAGCGTGACGACGATCCTGTCGGCAATCAACAAACCGGCGCTCGTGCCCTGGGCCGCCAAGGTCGAACGCGAAGCGGTGACGCAAGCCGCCGCCGATCTCTACATGCAGTGGGCCGCGCAGCCGGTGACGCGCACGCCGCTCCCCCGCTCCTGGTATCTGACGGAGCTGCTCGGGAAGCTCGGCCAGGTGCGCGCGCACGAGAAGGTGCTCGCGACCGCCGGCGATCTCGGGAGTGAGGCGCACAAGCTGATCGAGTGGACGATGCGCAGCGCGATCGGCGCCGTGGCCGGGCCGAAGCCGATCGTGCGCGAACAAGCGCAGTGGGCGTTTTCGGCGTTCATGGACTGGGCAAGTCGCGTGAACCTCAAGCCCGTGCTCATCGAGCAGACCGTGTATTCCACGGTGCACGGCTACGCGGGGACGATGGACGTGCTCGCGCGCGTCAACGGCGTCCTCACGCTGGTGGACTTCAAGACGGGCAAGGCCATCTATCCCGAAGCGCGGCTCCAGAGTGTCGCCTACAGCGTGGCGTTGATGGAGATGGGCTATCTGGCGCCGGCCGCGGCGGTGATTGTGCGGCTACCGAAGGTCGACGGGGATCCCGCGTTCGAGGTGCAAGTCGTGCCGCCGGTGGCGGATCTCTTCCCGGTGTTTCTGGCGGCGAAGGCGCTGTGGACCTGGACGCAGGGCAACGAGGCGGCGTACCGCCGCAGGAGGGTGGCATGAACGCGCACACACGCGGCCCGTGGGCTGTAGACGGCGAGGGTCAGACCGTCGTCACGGTCTGGGCCATCGACGTGTCCATCACCGCGCCGACGGTCCACGAACATCGCGTGCTATCGGAGGAGGAGGCGCACGCCAACGCCACACTGATCGCGGCGGCGCCGGACCTGCTCAACGCCGCGCAGCAGGACGACAACGCCTTCACCTGGCTCGCCGAGCAGATGAACAGCCTCACGGACAACGCGAAGCATTGGACGGTCGCGGCCATCGAGAACCTCGCGCAACAGCTTCGCATCGGCATCGAGCACAACCAGAAGGCCACGCGGGCGGCCATCGCGAAAGCGGAGGGCCGCTAATGCCGATCGACATGACCAGCCCCACCCTCGCGCACCCGAAAGTCGGATCCAAGTTGGACCGCGCGATCGCGTCGAAAGCCGCGCGGCTCCTGGACGCCAAACAACTGCGCGAATGGGCCACAGCCGTCAAAGCGCGCGACTTGTGGAAGGATCGCAAAACCGGCGTCACGGTCCACCGCACGCGCCAGCTCGATCCGTTGCGCGCCGAAGCGCATCACATCGAATCGAAAGACAACCCCGACACGCGCTACGACGTCCGCAACGGGATCTGTCTCTCGATGCAAACCCATCTCGAAGTCAGTCTCGGCCGCTATCGGATCGACGGCACGGTGTTCTTTCGCAAGAACGGCGCACAATACATAGACGGGACCTTCCCGATCACCTTCATCCGCACGTAAACCCATCGGCCAGTCTGAAAGTCAGTGCCTTATGAAAGTCGCAATCCTCAGCGTCGTGTTGGGTGTGTCGGGACTCGTCTCCGCCTGCAGCAGCAACCCGCTGGCGCCGTCCGCGCTGGCGTCGTCACCGACCGTCGCGTCGTCGCAGCCGGCCCAGCCCGCCGGCCTCTGCGGCGATTTTCCGTGTGGATCGATCCCGTCGCCCTGTAAGAACGCGGGCTGCGTCCCGGATGCCCCCGTCCCGTGTGTGACGGCCGCCTGTGTCCCGGATCCCGACCCGCCCTGCGGCCAGGTCGCGTGTGTCGATGATCGCCACGCACCGGAGCCGGTGTTGCGCCGGGTGGTGGACGTCCTGCTCGGGCGGTGATCGGCGGGGGCGGTCAGATCGGATCGCGCTCGGTCGCCCAGCGCCGCCAGCTCGTTTGGATGGTGCCGGGTTTGAGGTGGAACTCGGCCGCGAGGGTCCGCGTCGCCGCCATCAGGTCGCCGAAGCCCTGGCCGGCTTCGAACATGCGCGCGACGATCACGGCCTTCGTCGCCGGATCAATGACGGCGTTGGGGGTCGTGCGGGGCTGGCCGAGGGGCCAGCCGCCGCGGTGCGGTGCGCTCGGGGGCAGGGGCGGGGGCGGCTCGAGCGGCTCGAGCGGCTCGAGTGCCGGCGGGGGCGGGCGCGACTCCGGCGTCAGGCGGGCACGCTGCAAGACGGCGATCGCCGCGCGCTGCGCCTGCAGACAGGCGTCAATCGTCGGATGGTAGCCCGCCACGCCGCAGAAGCGGACACAGCGCGGCTGAGCCGCGTCGGGCGCGTCGCCCCGGACGCCAGGCCGGGGACCCGAAGGTTTGAGCATCCGGCATCACAGGCGCATCCCGCGTGACCAGGCGCCGGCGACCGTCCGCAGATTCGGCGTCAACCGGATCCCGCGCTGCCCGCAGTAGTTGTGAAAGACGACCAGGTCCCAGAGGGCCCCATAGATCCGGGCGAGGACGTAGGCGAAGCGCACACTGTCGGCGACGCCGCTCTTGTTGCTGTGTTCGTCGAACCGGGTGGGCTCGTCCATCAGCAGCACCGGGTAGCCGTGATCACTCAGGAAGACTTCCGACGCCACGGCATCCATCAGCGTGGCCGGCCAGTCGGTCCGTTGGTGAAACGACGCGCACGGCGCCCCGTTGGCCGGCGTGGCCGAGTCCGCCGTGGACGAGCCGCGCGACCAGATCATCCGGGGATCGGCCAACGCTTGCGGGTCGAACCCGTTTTTCGGCGCTTCGTTCCCGCCCGAGAGAATCGTCACGCTCCCGCGGAGGCGATCGGCCATCCACAGCCAATGCCCGGCGTCCGCGTGGACGTCCTGGTTGTCGACGTAGATCTCGGCGAGGAGGCCGATGCCGCGCGCGTTGAGCCAGTCGGCAAACGGCCGCACGTCGTCGTAGTACCCCGGCTCGTGCGGCGTCAAGGTGAAGATCTGATTCTGGGCCTGACTGCCCATCATGAAGACGCGCCACCATTGCCAGTCGAACTCGTGCGACTCCGCGACCAGCGCCTCGAGCTCCGCCCGCTGCTGGTCGCGCCACATGCGGAACGCCGGGAACATGTCGACGCCCGAATAGCACGCGGGCTGGCCGTCGGCGTCGACGAAGTCCTGGTTGCGCACTTCGAGATGCAACGGCGTGCTCGGCGGCGTCACGATGACGGCGCCGTCAATCGTCAGCGGTCCGCCCGGGACCCCGTTCCGCCACAGCGCGCTGCCGGTCCGGTGGAGCTGCTCCCACAGGCCGACGGCGTCGGCCGCGCGCGTTTCCAAGCGCCCCCACGGCGTGATGCACAGCACGCGATTCGCCTGCACGAACCGCACGACCACGTACGATCCGTGGTCGGTGATCTGGATCTCGCCGCAGCGGTCGATCGTCGGATGGTCGACGAACACCTGATAGTGGTAGGCGGCCTCGTCGGGTTCGACGCAGCACGCCTGCCCGGTCGCGATGCGTAGGCCGGTCATCGTCGGGATCTCCCTCGCGGTCCGTCGCGCCCCGCGCGTGTGGCGCAGGACTTCGGACACGTCGTATTCCAGGGCGTTCACCCGCCCCTACAGCCGCCCGTGCGGGATCACGCCGAGCACGTAGAGGATCAGCAGCACGATCAGGATCAGGCCGATCCCGCCGCCGCCCCAGTACGGGCCGCGATCGCCGCCGTAGTAGAACGCGCCGCCGCCGCCGAAGACGAGCAGGAGGACGATCAGGAGGATCAGCATGAGGGCCCTCGTTATGGTTTGAAGAACGCATAGAGCAACGCGATGAAGCCGACCAGCCCAACCGCGTAGCCCCAGCCGCCCTTGATGCCGACGCGTTCGGCGACCAGGCCGTCGGTCTGTTCTTTCAGGCTCGTCCACTTGTCGGCGAGCGCGCTCAAGGCCCGATCGGATTCGGCGCGCGGCATGAGCGTGCGCTGTTGGTCATCGAGCGTCTTGCGGAATTCGTTCACGCTCTCAAACCGTTTGTCGGCGGCCAGTTCCGCCTTCGAGACGGCGCGATCGGCGGCCGCCAGGGCCGCTTGCACGGCTTTTTCCGCCACGGTGAACGCGGTCTGCATCGCGGTCTGCTGGCTGAGGAACGCGGCCGAGAGCGCATCGCTCTGCGCTTCGAAGCGTTGCTGGTACCGGAGATCGGTCGCGGCGGACGCGGCGGCGGCGGCCTCCTTGATCGTCGTCAGCGCGACGCCCAGCGTCTCTTTCTGGACCGCGGCGATCTCCTTCAGGCTCTCGGTGAGGAGGTTCAACCGCGTCTCGACGTACTGATCGAGCGAGGGGCCGGACGCCTCGTGGCGTGTCATCAGTCGGTCACCAGCGGCGGATCCGGCGGGCCGACCTTCGGCACCGTGATCGGTTTCGTGTCGCCGGGCGCGATGATCGCCACCGGCCGCACCGTCACCGTGCGCAGATACAAGTTCACCATCGCGACGACGGCGAGTTGGAGCGGCACAAAGCGCGGCGGGATCAGCACGTTGATCTCCGACAGCGACAACAACGCCAGCAAGCCATTCGCCGCGTTCCACCAGAAGGTGCGGCTCGAAAACAGCGAGATCGCGTAGTACGTGCGCGTCTCGGGCCGGAGGGGGACCTGGGCGAAGGCCGAGCGGTCCTCGCTCATGGGGTCACGGCTTTGGCCTCCTGGGGCACATAGGACAAGGTGTTGAGATCGAGGGTGAAGCCGGGGTGAGAGAGATCCTTCACGACGGCTTCGAGTTCCAGTTGGGCGTTGCGGTAGATCAAGACGCGGAGCTGGAGGGTGGTGCGTTGATCAGACGTGAGCACCGGCACGACGGACGAAACTTTGACGCGATCGTCACCGCTCGGGTGACTCGGGGTCTGTGCCCTCGCAGCGGCGGTCCCGGTGACTCCACCGTGCGCGCCGAACACGACGACGACGATCAGACAGACGAGCGCGCGCCTCACGGGACTGACCCCGCCACCGTCCCGACAATCCGCCCATCCGCGATCAGCCGATCGAAGATGCGCTGAGTGAGGCTGCGCGTCGACAAGTTCACCTTGTTCAACTGGATCAGCAGCGTCGTCGCCGTCGCGCCTTCGTAGACCTGGTCGGTGTAGGTGCCGTCTTCGCCCTTGAGGGTGATCACGATCTGCGGCGTCGGTTCCCACTTCAAGAGCAGGCTACTGACGGTGTAGCCGACGACTTGCGGCGGCAGCGGCTTCGGCGTCGTGAGGGTCAGGCGTTCTTGGGCCGCGGCGCCCGCGAAGAGCGCACACGCAACGGCGAGCGCGAGCAGGGTGGATTTCATGATCAGTAGCCTCGGCAGAGCACGGTGACGTAGTCCAGAGAATTCATCGTCGCGCTGAACGTGAATGAGACCTGCGTTGTCGACGCATTCAAGTTATCGATTTCTTGCGTGCCGCTGACGGTGCCGGTGCAAATCGGCGCGTTGGCATACGTCGCGTTGAAATTCACGGTGCCGGTCGTCGGACTGCCGGTGCCGATGGTGACTTTGAAGGCATAGGCCTTTCCCACGATCGTCGACCCGGTCCCAAACCCGCTCGCAATCGTCGGCGTGGCGACGGCATCGGTGAGGTTGCCCGTACTCCCCAGCGACCAATGCCCCGCCGCGAGCATCTGCGCGCGCAGGGTCTGATTCGTGTACAGCCGGATCGGCCCCGACGCATCCGCGGTCACGAACGACAGCCCGCCGACCCCGTCGGCGTAGAGCGTCCCACTCGCCGCGATGTCCCACGTCCCGGTCGTGTAGCCCTGCGACTGGTTGAAGAGGGACACGCGACTCGTGCCCGCGGTCAAGCGGTACTCCGATCCGCTCGTGCCGTTACTCGTGGAGTTCGTGACGCTCAGCACTTGGAAGCCAGTGCCCGCCGTGCTCAGCGCATAGGTGCCGAAGGTGGTGACCGCCGCCGCCGCGGTGATCCGGCCTTGCTGATCGACCGTGACGGAGGCCGGGCCGCTCAGCCCATATTGCGCGGGCGTCACGGCCGTGTTGTTCAGGCTGATCGTCGTCGCCGCCGCGTTCCCCGTCGTGACACTCGACGTGATCCCGGTGCCGCTGGCGACCGTCGCGACAAAGTTGCCGACCAGGCCGGACGTCGGCACATTCGACAGGCCCGTGCCGAGGCCGTTGTACGTGCCGCCCGCAAAGGTCGACGCCGCCAGCGTGCCCGCCATCGTCACGGTCGATCCGCTCTGCGTCAGGAGCGAGTTCCCCATCGCGGCCACGCCGGTGAACATGCCGATGGTGTTGGTCGTGCCGCTGATACTCGACCCCGTGGCGAGCAGCGCCCCGTTGAAGTACAAGCCGCCGCTGACCGAATACAGCTTGTTGGTCGTGACCGACGGCGCCGCGAATTGCTCAAAGGTCAGCGTCGCCAGCCGCGCGCCGGAATTCGCCGCCGGGACTAACGTCGCCACGGGACACCCGACACAGAGCGAGGTCGCGGAACTATCGGTGCTCTTGATCGTCGTGCCGGTGATCGGCGCGGGCTGCGCGTGGAGGATCGCGGGCAAGAGCGCGAGCGTCAGCGCGAGCGCCGTGGTTCGGGCGCCCGAGGGGATCACCCATCGTCGCCGCTGCGTGGTCTCAGACGCCGGGGTACTCACACCGCCGTAGCGCGAGAAAAGGATTTCGGTCATCGTCTCTTTCACTACGCCTGACGAATGAGCTTCGCGCCCCAGGCATACCCGGAGTTCGCGCTGACTTTGCATTTCACGCCATACGACTTACTCACGCCCGCCGCCCCAAACGTGATCGCCGCCGACGTCGCGACTTCCCCGGTGAGACTCGTGATCGTCGCCGTGGCAATCGGCGTGTCGGGTGATCCGTCGCTGAGATTCACCAGCGCGACGGTCAACGTCCCACTGGTCACCATCAGCCCGGTCACCTGCAGCACGTACGTCCCCAGCAGGTTCGCGGAGTCGACCGGATAGACCGCCGTCCCGGGATGCAACGTGTCGAAGGTTGGGCCACTGGGATACGTCGTCACGCTGATCGGCGACGATCCGAAGCCGCCAAACTCGAAGACACTCCCGAGGCCCGCACTCCCGGCGCCCACGGCCGCGATCAGATCCTGCGTCCCGGCGGGCACGACGACGCCGGCGCTGTCTTTCACGACGAACTTGTACGAGAACGCCGGGTCGAGATAGATCACGCAGCGGCCTTCACTGTCCAAGCCGACCGGCCAGGCGTTCTGCGTGCCGGTCGCATTCGAGTAGGTGATCGCCGGCGTCGCCGTCCCGGCCAGGTAGACCGAGATCGAGCCGAGCGCCAGCGGATCGCCGGCGCCATCGAACTGTTGCCAGAACACGTACGGACTGAGGGTGTAGCTCACTGGGTCCACCGGCCCGACGCATTGCGGGCTTCCACGCGGGCTTTCACCGTCGCGTCTGTCGGTTGTTTCAAGCGTGCGGCGAGATCTTCCACCGCCGACGTCGGCGCGCGCCGCGCGATCACCCGCTGCACGGCCTCGTCGGCGGGCACGCCCCGGCGCATGAATTCCATCGCGTTACTGGCTTCCCCCCGGAGCGGCGTCTCGCCCACTTTCGTGAAGGTCTCTTTGACTTCGGCGAGCACCTTCGACGGGTTGAACTGCAGCACGCGCTCGGCGGCAGCTTGCGCGGGCGTCACGGCGACGGCGGGCGCATCGTTCAGGTTGCGAAGCGGCGGTGCGGGCGGGTGCGAGGCGACGGGCGCGGGCGTGGCGGACGTCGGGGCCGGCGTGGCGGTCGCACGCGCCGGCGGCGGCCGCGCACTCGTCACGGGCGCGCGCTCATTCAGCGATCGCATGGTGTCGGCCGCGGCTTGGGGATACTCGGGGAGGCGCGCGGCTTGACTCGCGGCCGCCGGTGCCTGCCGGGCCTCGTTCAGTGCGCCGATCAGTGACTCATTCACCGTGGGGGCCTTGCCGACCACGCGCCCGACGACGGCGGGCTCGGCGGCGACGGCGGGTTCGAGCCGCGCGATCAATGAATCGGCGACGGCTTTCAGGCCTTCGCGCACGGGATGGCGCACGGTCTTGAGGACGGTGAGGAGCTGCTGCCCGGTGGGTGCCGGCAGCTTACTGATCACGCGGGTGAGATTCCCCGTGATGCGCTCGACATCCGCCGCGGTCGCGCGCGCGCCTTGCGCCAGGGCGCCGCCTTCCGGCACCAGCAGCGTGGCGAGATCGTTGATCGTCTCCGGATGCGCGACGCGCGAGAGCATCGGCCGCAGCTCGGTTTCAAACCAGCGCGTGACGGTGCCCGTGTCGGGCGGGAGATCGCCCGCGTCGTCGCGGCCGCGCCGGGGATCGAGCCGCGCGTCTAGATAGGTGTGCGACGCGGCGGCGGGCGCGCCCCAGTTCGGATCGGTGATCGGCGCGGCGGCCGCTGCCGGGAGGCCCCAGTTGGGATCCGTGATGGTCTGCGGCACTACTGTTTCACCCACTCGGTCCCGGACCAGCGGCGCGTTTCGCCGTGCGCGGTGCGGACCTCGCCGACCTTGGGGCCCGCGCCCTGCGTACTCGCCGGCGCGGCGGGTTTCGCGGCCGCTTTGTAGCCCGCGATCAGCCCCTCCGCCTCGTCGCCGTAGAAGCCGTGCAGCGCCGGGCCCGCTTCAAACGCCAGCGACGCGAGCATCGCGGATCGCGCGCGCGTTTTCTGGGCGAGCGTGGCGGGCGTGTCGCCCGGTTGCACGAAGTAGGTCTTGCGGTCGTTGTCGAATTCCTGATCCGGGATCGCCGCGCCCGAATCCTTGCGCAGCCGCGCTTCGGTGAACGCCCGTTGCGCTTGCTGGTAGGTTTGTGCGGCTTGGCCTTGGAGCGCATTCGGCATGGCGGCCATCCACGCCTGCCCGCCGAGGCCCTTCTGACTGATCTCGGTTTCGACGGTCTCGAGATCGTCGGCCGCCTGCTTGGCGCGGTTGAAGAAGCCGAGCGTTTTGTTCTGCGCGCCGGTGGGCGCTTTCGCGCCGGCGCCAGCCACCGCATACGGTTTGTCGCCGGGCTTCAACTGCGCGTCGCTGACTTTCAGCGCGACGCCGTCGCGCAGGATCCAGCTCGGCGCGTCGCGCGGGCCCACAACGGGCGCGCGATACGCCGGCACGCCGGCTTTGAGTTCGTCTTCCGTTGCGAGCCGCTGGATCGGCTGGCCGTTGGGGCCCGGCACGGTGACCATGTGATTGACGGGCGGCTTGACCGGCGCCGCACTCTCGAACGGCGTCGCCGTCGGTTCGTCCTTGACGATCCGGATCGTCTCGCTACCGTCGGCGTTGCGGGTTTTGATCTCGCGCGTGCCGGCCTTCACCTGGGCCTTGCCGTAGTCAACGCGTTGCTGATACCAGGCGGGGTCGTAGGTCTCCGGGGCGTCCTCGGGCTTCATCAGGCCGGCGCTGATGAATTCCTGCCGGATGTGCGGATAGGCCGCTTCGCGCTGCGCGTCGGTGGACGCGCCAAAGCCGGCGAGCACATCTCGCATCTTCACTTGCTTGTCGTCGTACTCCTTGCGCTGCAAGCCGCGAAACGCGACCATCCCCTCGGCGATCTCCACGCCGCGCTTCGGGCCGACGATGGCGCTGACCGTCTTGATGTCGGGATCGGCGTCGCCGAGCTTCGCGAAGTAGTCGCGCAGTGCCGCGTCCTGTTTCGTCAGCTCCTGCTTCCCGGCGACGTCGGCGAGGCGGTCCTGTTCGAGCGCTTTGTTGCTCGCGATCTGTTGCTGCTGGAGCTCGCGCCGCTGCTCCTGATCCGCCCGCCGCTGCTGGTCGTCCCGCTCCTGCCGCACGCCCTGGACCACCTGCCCGGGGACTTGCCCGAGCTGCTGCGCCAGGCCGGCCCAGATGTCGCCGCGTTCGAGCGCGGCGCGTGCTTCCGCGTCCCCGCGGCGGAGCAGAATCTGACTGACGCTGTCGGCATAGCCCATGTGTCAGGCCCTCAGGGTTGCGGCGGGTTCGGGCGGCCGGCGTTCGCCATGTCCCGCTCGTGTTGCCAGGGATCGGTGACCGTCCGCGCGTAGTCGCGGTCGTAGAGGGCGGTCGCCTGATTGAACTGCTGCCCTTGGCCGGCGAGCCCGAGTTGCCCGGCGCCGAGGCTGTAGGCGTTGTTGGAATTCTGATAGCCGAGCCCCAACTGCCCCTGCCCCAGGCTGTAGGCGTTGTTGCTGTTCTGATAGCCCAAGCCCAAATTGCCGTAGCCGAGCGCGGCGTTGGTCTGCGCCTGGTACTGGGCGAGCGCGGTGCCGGTGTTGGCCGTGTAGGTGCCGAGCTGCTGGCCGTACTGCTGCGCCTGCGCTGAGAGGTTCTGGCCGTAGGTGTTACTGGCCTGCCCGTACGCCTGCGCCTGCGCGGCTTGGTTCGCGGCGTTGTTCGTCGTGATGGCGTTGGCCTGGCCCTGGTTGTTGGCCTGGTTGACCTGAAAGCCTTGCGCGAAATTCTGGCCGCCGTAGGCGAGATTGGCCTGATTGTTCGCCTGCGTCCGCGCGAGCAGGGCGGCGTTATTCCCCGCGGCGGCGTTCATTCGGCCGGCGTTGTTCTGCTGGTCGACGGCGTTGGCGTTCTGCCAGCCCTGCTGCGCTTCCCCGCTGGCGCGCGCGTAGTTATCGCTGTTGGCGCGCTCGGCGTTACTGATGTTGGCCTGGCCGAAGTTGAACGCGTTCGCGTTGCGGTCCTGCCCGTAGGCGAGGCCCGTCTGCGCGTTGGTCTGGTAGGCCCCGAGCTGCCCGGCGTTGTTGGCGGCGTTGGTCGCGCGGCTGCGCGCGTCGATCGCGGCGTACTCCTGGCTCGCGGCCTGCTGCCCGTAGTCGATGAGGCCTTTGGCCGCGTTGCCCGTGCGCAGCTGGCCCTTCGCCGCCGCGGAGTTCTGGTAGGCGTCGATCCCCTGATCGCGGCGGAACGTGTAACTGGGATCCGCCTCCATCTCCGCCGCCGTCGGGCCGCGGTAGTCCTGATGGGCGTAGCCGGCCGGCGTCGGCATGTTCTCGTACGACAGCGTCCCCGGCGCCGCTTGCCGGGAGCCCGCAAAGGCCGAGGGCGTGGCGCTGGTCTGGTAGGTGAGCGCCTGCGGTCGACCGAGCTGCTGGGCGGTCAGCATCCCCGGCGCCGTCGCGTTCGTGTAGCCGACCTGGCCGGGCGCCGCGGCCGCGGCGGGGCCGCTGAAGGGGCCGATCGGCGGCGCGGTCGACGTGAACGGCGCGGGCGTGTCGAAGCCCGGCATCGTGGTCGGATAGGCCCCGCCCGTCGCGAAAGTTCCGCCCCCGCCGCCCGTGGTCTGCGGGCCGCCGCCTTCGGTCCAGCCCCGGACGCCGCCGCCGCCGCTCGAGCCGCCGCTGGACCCGCCGGCGCCGCCGCCGGCATCGCCCAGCCAGAAGCCGTCCGTGCCGCCGCCGCTATCCCGGATGACATCGCGGGCGCCCTTGCCGTCGCCGAAGTCGACGCGGTCCCCCGACGCCACCGTGGCGTGCGTGCCGTAGCGCGCGTTGTAGCCGTCCACGGTGCCTTGGAGGTTGCCGCGCGCCGCCGAGGCCGCGCCCGAGGCGCCGGTGCGGCCGGCGCTCACATCGAACGCCCCGCCCTCGCCGCCGTAGCCGCCCAGCTGGTTCGTGTATTCGATCCACCAATCCGCCGCCCCGTTGCTCCCGCCGGCCCCGCCCCCGTTCAGACCGGGGGTGCCGGGGGTGCCCGCCACTTGCGCGGCGCCGCCGAGCTGCGCGGCCGCGGATCCCGTCGACGTCGGCTGGATCGGGGTCGGCGGCGGCAGAGAGATGTCGAGGCCCGTGGACTCCCACCAATCGGCCATCAGCGCCCGCCTGTCTGCGGCGGCTGGACGACGCGCGCGCCTTTGGCGATCAGTTGTTTGACGAGGGGACTATCGACGAGACCGGGCACCGGCCGCGGCGGCGATCCATCGGGCGCCTGCATCAGCGTCGTCTCCCCCGCGGGTTGTGACGTCGGCGACGACGTCGGCCCGGCGAGCGCCCCCTGGGCGGAGCCGAGTTGCTGCGGCATCCCCAGTTGTGCCGCCACGGGCGGCCCGTCCCCGGGCGGCGGCGCCGATCCCGCCGATCCCCAGCCGCCGCTCTGGAACGTCGCGGCGTTGGTCGGATCGAAGGCGGGCGGCGTCTGCCCGGCCCGGTCCTGCATCCGCCCCACCGCCCCCCGGCCCGCGGCGGCGTAGGGCTCAAAGTCGGCGCGCGCCTGCGCGTACTGGTCCTTCTGGACCTGCAGCGCGTCCCGGGCGGCGCGGGCCTGGGCGTCGCTGGCGATCTTCGCGGCCCGGGCCTGGCGATCCGCCGCGATGATGGAGGCCGTGGTCGTACCGATGGCGATCACGACGGTGGCTACACACATGGCAGACTCCCCGTCCCGAAACAGAGCTGAATGAGCCGCGCGTCGAGGCCCGCGCCCCAGTTCTGAAAGATCGCGCGCGAATGAAAGTAGGGCGCCGGAAACAAGATCGCGCGGTTGAAGACGGCCTGGACCGTGTGCCACGGCTCCCACTGCGCGGTGTCGCGCCAGTTCACCCACTCGGCGTGTTTGGCGTCGTCGGTCTCCGCGCTCGAGGCAATGGCGCCCGTCGCGCGGTATTTCCAGAAGGTCGTCCCGTCGGTGGCCGGCGGATCCGGATTCAGATACAAAATGCACGTCCAGTCGCCCATGTCGCGGTCCGTGTGGACGAAGGACGGCTCGTCCTGGCCTTCGGGACTGAGCCGGAAGGTTTCGTAGGTGGGCGTGAGGCCGTACTCCGCTTTCAGCCACGCCGACAAGGGCGACGCGCCGATCGGGGCGAGGCCCTTGAACGTCACGCTGCCGGAGGTCATCTCGCCGAACGGCTGCGCGAGCGCGGCCGCGCGGTAGGTGTGCGGATCGGCGACGACGTCATCGAAGACGCGGATGGCGTGCGGGGTCATCGATTGCACCCGAGGGATCCGTTGAAGATCTCTTGACGCGCTGCGACGATCCCCGTGCTCCGAGCCGGGAGACCACGCGTCGCAGGCTCCGGTGATTCAGGCGGGCGCTCGGACATCCCTGATGCGCGCTGCGTGGTCTGCAAGTTCGGACGGCCCCGATAGTCGTAGCGCGTAAAGACGTCGTCGTCCGTCGTCAGATCTTTCTGATACGCCGTTTCCACCGGGACAAACCCCAGCCGCCGATAGAGCCGTCCGACGCCCGAGCCCTCCGGCGCGATCATGTGGAGCCGGACCGCGCCCTGCGCCCGCGCCCAGGTGATCGTCAGCTTCAAGAGCCGCAGACTATCGAGCCCGCCGCGCGCCGCCGGTTCGACCCACCAATAGAATTCACTCGCCACCCATTCCCCCGAGAGCGGATGCACGAAACAGAGCGCGCCCAACATGCCCGTGAGCGTGCCCGCGCGATCGACCGACACAAACAGCACGCCGTCGGGACTCTCGATCAGCCGCGTCATGATCCCGGCGATCGCGGCGGGCTGCGTCGGCAAGAGCGCGCCATACGGCGTCTGCGCGAGAAAGGACGTGCCCAGCGCGACGAGCGCGTCGACGTCGGCGATCACGGCGTCGCGGATCATTTGGCGACCCACCCGGTGGTGGTCCCGCTGCCGGATTCCTTGACATACAGACTCACGTTCGCGCCGCCGCTCTCGTTCCGGTAGAGATCGCCGAGCGTCCCCGTGACGACGCCGTTGGGATCGCCGAGCCCGGACTTGGTCCCGCTGAGCAAGCGGTTCACCGCCACCACGAGATTCGAGAACCACCGCTGCCACGGCGCATTACCGACGGCGTCCAGGAGCGGCGTGCCGATCGGCCACGGACTGATCATTTACGCGGCCTCCGCGCGGATCGTGATCGCCGCATCGGTCAGCCGCACCGCGACCGGCTCGGTGATCACGAGCTGCGGCACGAAGCTGCGGCAATTCCCAAGCTGCGTCCAGATCACGCGCGTCCGGTACTGGCCCATCGCGCCGAGCGTCGTCCAGTGTTCATTGCCAAAGGTCTGCCCGCCGTCGCGCGAGACGCGCAGCATTGCTTGCGGATCCGATCCCTGCCCGCTGATCAGGCCGACGCCGACATCCATCGTCAGCTCGAAGGCATCGACGACGAAGCGCTGGCGATCGATCGTCTGCGGCGCCGGTTGCCGCGTGCGGCGGATCAACGCGCCGTTCACGTCGGTGAAGCTCGTGGGCGTCAGTTCGTAGATCGATCCCGTCACCCGGTCCGCGACGAGCGTCTTGCCGAAGGCCTGCATCGTGAAGCCCGGCCGGTACGCTTCGGCGGTGCCGGTCGCGGTATTCCAGTAACTGCGGCTATGCCACTTACTGGTGGCTTCGTCGACCACCCACGTCGCCCGCTGCGTCGGGAACGTGAAGCCAACAAAGGGATGCCCCTGCTGCTGGTAGCTCCAGGCGATCGCGTCGCCGATCGTGGTGTAGCGCGCGATCGTGGCTTCGATGCCGTGGTTCGAGACCCGGAGCGGCGTGTAGCCTTGCGCCCGGACGATCTGGCCGCGGCCCTTGGCGGTTTGCGTGAGCCAAGTGACCGAGGTATCCACGGTGAAGGCGTACGGCGCGGCAATCCCGAACGGCAGAAATGCCTCTTGAATCGTCGCGAAGGGAAAGCCCGGGAGCCCCTGGTCGGCGAGGACTTCGCTCGTGGATTCGCCGAAGACGTGAATCAGGCGATCCGGCGTGACGGCGAGCGCGATCCACGGATCCCCGGCGGTCGATTGCGCGTAGTGCGTCGGGTTCCAGGTCGTGCCGTCATAGAGGGCGCTCGCATAGAGCGTGCCCGTCGACGCGTCCAAGTAGATGAAGCGCCCGTCGATCGACGCGCCCATCGTGCAGCCCACGGGCTGGACGGTCGTGAAGGCGTGCGTGGTGCGGTCGTAGCAGTAGCCGACGTCGCCCGAGGTCACGAACAGCTGATCGCCCGCGTCGCCGTTGGCGCTGATCGTCGCGGGGAACGCATTCCGCTCGACCGTGCCGCGCTGCGTCGTGCCGCCGGCGCTGTCGACTTCCCAGAAGGCATAGCCGGCGACGAAGTAGGCTTCCCCGCCGATGCTGAAGGTGGCGCGCCCGGGCGCCTGGCTGACACTGGCGAAGTTGATCGTGCCCGGCGTCGGCAGCTGCGCCCAGGGCGTCGGCGCGCCGTCGGACTCGTTTTTCTCGAGGTAGAAGTTGTCGCAGATCGATCGCTCCTGATAGGCCTCGGCGGGGTACGCCTCGCCAATGAAGGGATAGCGCGACATTACGACCACCCCCCCGTCAGGAAGTTGTACGAGAGCCCGCCGTGCGAGCCGCTCGGGACCCCGTGGTCGCGCGTGCGGAGCTTGGGCGTGGGCTGGCGGTTGTTGCGGCCGATGCGCTCCCGCGCCTGCGCCGCACGCTGCTCGATCTTCCCGGCGAGGGTGATGCCGAGCGGCGCCGCGATCGCTTCGGCCACGGTCAACGTGACCGCGTTCAGATAGCCCGGCGGCAGCGTGAACGTGGTGGCGAGGGTGATCGCGCTGAGCACCAGCCGCGTCATCAGCTCGATCGACACAATGGCGTTGGGGACCGGATAGAAGTAGAGCGATCCATTCGGCCACGTCGCGTCGTAGTAGCAGTCGGTGGGGATCCCGGAGGCGAGCGTCGGGACACTGCGATCGAACCACCAGGCTTTGTCGCGCCCGGTCGTGATCGGCACGCGCACCCCGCCCGTCAGGATGAGCGCCGCGCCGTCGATCGTCACGGGCCGCTGCGCAATGACAAAGGTGCCCGTCGGCCCGATCGTCGTCGGCGTTTGCGCCGCCACCGTGCTGTACGTGGTGAACACGTCGGCGTACACGGCCTCGCGATCCGCGTTCCAATCATCGAAGAGCCCATTGAGCACCCCGAGAATGAACGCGGCGTCGCCGTCGCTGAGCGTCTCGAGCGGGTCGAGATGCCCGATGGCGATCGCCGCGGCGCGACAGACCGAGAGGCCCGTGTCCATCAGAGCAGCGCCGTCTGGGCTTGGACCGCCGACACGCGCGTGTTCGCGGTGGCCGCGATCGCGGCTTCCGCCGCGATCAGCGCGACGACGACCGCGTCGATCTGCCCCTGGTTGTAGGCCGCCGTGACGGCCGCTTGGAGCGCGATCCGCTGCGTCGTCACGAGCAGCAGGGCGGTGACCTGGGCCGTCAGCCCGTCGAGGAGCAGCCCCCCGACCACCGTCGCGGGCCGCGCCGCGACCCCGGCCTGCACCGCGGCAATCTTCCCTTGGACGTCGCTCAGCGCACTCATGATGACCAGTACCCCGTAATGACCCAGGCTTTCGAGCCCGCGGTCGAGTTGATCCAGCAGAGATCGACGTTTTGCGGCAACCGGATCGGCGTCGTCCGGTTGTCAATCACGGTCTGCTGCGTGGCGGCCGTCGTCATCGCAAACCAGATCACCGTGGTGCCGGTGCCGCAGACCGTGCCCGTCCCGTACTTCAGCGTGTTGTACGAGTCGGCGGCGATGCCCGCGGCGTTCGTGCTGCTGAGCACGTCGGTGATCACGAGCGCTTGCCCGACTTTGGCGGCACAGTCCCCGCCGACGGCCTGGACCGTGGTGGCGGTGGCGACCGTGACGACACAGCGGATCGGCTCCCGGAGGACCTGCGCGCGCACCGGCGCCGCCAGGACCAGCCCGAGGAGCCCGAGCGTGAGGAGCGCCGCGCGCCTCACGGCTTGCCCTTCGCGGCGGGCTGCGTCGCGGCGGCGGCGTCCGCCGCCGACTTCTTCGCCGCGGCCTCGGCGTCGGCTTTCGCTTTCTTCGCGGCGTCCTCGGCCCGCTTTTTGGCCGCGTCGGCGTCGGCTTTCGCGCGCGTCTCGGCGCGCGCGGCATCTTCCGCGCCGCGCTTCCGCGCCACGTCGGCGTCTTCCTTGGCCCGCGCGGCGTGCAGGTCGGCCGCGGCTTTGCGGTCGGCATCGCGGGCCGGGTCGGTCGTCCGATGCACACGCCAGCCGGCCGCCAGCGCCGTCTTGGCCGCCTCGGTATCGACCACCGTGCAGGTCTCGGCCGTGTCGTCTTCCGGCCCGCGGTACAGCAACCGGGGGACGGTCAGGGTGGGATCGAGCGTCGCTTCACTCATGGGCGTGACTCCGTAGCAAGAAAAGGATCGCGGCGCCGGGCGTTCCGCCGCCGCGATCCGACATGAACCGCGTTACGCGACGACCGCGGCGCCGCCGCCGACGCCGTAGATCGAGACGGCTTCCGCGCCGACGGTGTTGTTGGTGACGACGAAGGTGAAGCGCTTCGACACGAGCGTGGCGAGCGTCAACACCGCGGTCGTGGTGGACGTGATCTTCGTGACCCCGGTCCCGAGCGCGATCGTCAGGGTGGTGTCGCCGTAGTTCACGATGTCGAGATCCCACGACGTCCCGACCTGACAGCCGTTGATCGCCGCGACGAGCGCGGCGGCCGTGGGCGTGGTCGCGGTCTGCGCGTCCTGACACTCGATGTTGAGGAGCCCGCCCAGCACCTCGGTGGCCGTCAAGGTGACGGCCCCGCCCGCGGTGGTCAGGATCTTGGTGACCGGGGTCTTCGTGGGAAACGCGACCGTCGAGAACTGCGCGAACGTTTTTGACGGAGAGAAGCTGGTGAACGCCATGATTGTGTCCTTATCCTTTCCTCGTCCGGGTTACGCGGACGCAATCACGACGGCGTCGTGATCGTTGTACAAATCGCCGAAGCCGTAGATGCACTCGATCCGGTTGATCCACTTGCGCTGAAAGCCGTCGAAGATCCGGAGCACGGCCACGCTGATCCCCGTCTCGGGGTCGCGCGCCTGGCTGCTGACTTCGACCGTGCCGCCCTGCGCGGGGTTGTCGAGCGGGACACTGACGAGCGCGAAGGCGTTCTCGCCCAGCGCCAAGCCCAGACTCCCAGTGTGCGCGCTCGTGGGCGCCGCGGTGCCCGGCCACATCGTCAGATCCGCGCCGGCCAGCGGCAGCGCATCGACGTTCTGGAACGGCGAGCCCGGCCCGTAGATCGGCGGCGTGATCGTGATCGTGGCCGAGGTGCCGCTGATCGTCGACGTGGTGAGACACGAGAACTGCTTGAGCGTCCCGGTCGACACCTTGGTGATCGCGTTGACTTCGTTGACGGCCGCGATGTTGAACTTATCGCCGGCCTTGAAGGTGTCGCCGCTCGTGACCGTGAGCGTGAGCGTGGAGATGGCCGCCGTCCCGGTCAGCGTCGCGGTCACTTCCACCGTGCCCGCCCAGATCGCGGAGGTGTGGCGCTTGAGGGAGTTGCTCTGATAGGTGTCGAAGCCGTTGACTTCGCCGATCAGGCCCTTGCGCCACATTTTGCTGATGTCGCTCGACGGGTTGAACTGGGCGACGGCCGTCGCCCGCAGCGTGCGGACAATGGCGGGCGCGAGGAAGACGCCGTGATCGCCGGCGGGCGCGGAAATCTCGGCGAGCCGCTGCCCGGCCGCGCCGTAGACCGCGTCGAACGTAGTGGGGTTCGTCCCGAGGATCCCGACGACGTTGGGCGTGTGGATGGCGGCCCACTCCGCGCAATCGGTCTCGATCTTGTTGCGGATCGTGGTCATCGCCGGCTTGATGATGTCCTTGGCGATCTTCTCGCGGCCGCGGGCCATCTTCAGCGCCTTCTCGATCGAGTCCCATTCGAAATGGGCCTTCGCGACCTTGTCGATCGTCACGTCGGCGTGGCGGTCGAGGATCGCCTGCGGGGTGTAGCCCAGGGTGTTGTCCTGGTCGATCAGGAACTGCTTCGGGAAGGGAATGCGGAGCGAGGCGCCGATCGGATACGACTTCGTGAACTCGTGGTTGTAGGACGTGTTGAAGAACGGCCCGATCTCGAGCGGGTTGAGCAACTGGCGCAGCGATTCCATCGCGAGCCAGTCGGCAAATTCAAAAGTATTCGCGGGCATGGTGGAGTCCTTGGCTTACCGTCGGGCGCTGGCTTCGCGGGCGTTGGCTTCGCGGAGATAGGCGCCGACATCGCGCCGCGCGACCGCCGCCTCGACCCCGTCCGCCGGCGCGGCCGCGCGGGATCCGAGGGTGGGCGGGGGCGCCGGCGCGCGAGTGACGTGGTTCGGGGTGGACGCGGCCGCAGTGGCCGCAGCGGAGGCGGGGGACGCCGCCTCGAGGCGCGACTCGAGCTTGCCGAGGGCCTTGAGGAGCAGGGCCGGGGGCAGCGCGATCAGCGCGCGGTATTCGTCGAGATGCGTGTTGAGGTGGTAGGCAATCTCGGGCGCGAGCTCGGAATGCAGGACCGCCTCCGCGAGGAGCGGCGTCGGCATCACCGCGGTCTGCTGGGTGATGACGTCGAGGTAGTCGGGATGCGCGGCGGCGAAGGCCTCGACGCGGGTGTCGTGCGCTTTCGCGACCTCAGAGAGCTGCGCGCGACCCTGCTGCTGCGCGCGGTCGGCCCGATCGGCCTGCTGCGCGAGACGGGTTTCGTAGCGGGCCGTGGCGCGGACAAACTGCGCGTAGGTGTCGAAGTCCTCTTCCTTGGGTTCGTCCGGGTCGGCTGAGGCGGCCGGCGCGGGCGGGACGGGTGCGGGCGTTTCAGCGGCCGCCGCGGGCCGAGACGTGAGTTGTTCGCGGAGCGCTTTGAGCTCCCCGTCTTTGAGGTAGTTCGCGCGCGCGAGCTCGTTGATGCGCTCCTGCGCGGTCTGCTGCTTGCGTTTGTTGAGGGTGCGACCCGCGGCGGAGGCGGCGGGATCCACGGCCGGCGCGGCCTCGACGGGCGCGACACGGTGGTCCTCGACCGCGTCCTCACCGCCGTCGCCGTCGCCTTGCGCCGAGACGGGCGCCTCCACGCCGGGCACGGTCCCGCTCTTCCGCCACTCCGCGCTCTCGGCCGGCGACATGCGCGCCAGGCGATCGGACGGGGTGACGGGCGCGCTGTCGGACGGCGGCGCGGACTCGGGGGCGGCGATCGGGGCGGTCGTCTGGTCGTCCATACACTCCTCGGCGAAAAGGGCGACGCACGAAAAAAGGACCGGCCAACCGCTCGGTTAGAGCGATCAACACGGTCCTCTTCGTGTGCGTCTCTTGTCGGCGGCCCCGGTGAGAATCCCCGGTGTGTCAGCGCGGTAGCGAGCCGCGCTCAAGGCCGTCCGTCAAAGCCCGTCTAGTTCATCGTGTGCGGCGTCTCCACCTCGACGCTGACGCGAAACTCGCTGCACGCGTCGGTAAATTCGTCAATCGATCCGTCGTCGTTGAGCGGTTGCAACACGATCTCGTGCGCCGCGTCGCACGCGATGACGCGCCAGCGTTTCAGCGGCTTGCCGGGGACAATCAGCCCCGCGGTCACGCCGCGCAGCGTCAGCACGTCGCCGATGGAGAGCCGCGCCGGCATCACGCGGCCTCCAGCAGCAGCCAGATCAAGTCGTCGTCCTCGAGGTTCTGCACGCCGTCGGCGATCGGCGATCCGACCGCGCTCACCAGCCTGACGCCCGCCGGCCGCGCGATCGCGCCGCCATGCCCGTGCCCGAGCCCGACGGCGGTCCGCGCGATCACGCCACGCGGTCGCGCCGTCGCGTCGACCCGGCGCCGCGTCGTGCCCCACCAATACCCGGCCGCCGCGGTCTGATCCGCCGTGCCCGTCGCGAGGACGTCGCCGATCGCCGCGATCACCTGGACGCCGGCCGGATTCGCCGTGGCGTCGACACGCTCACCGCCCGCGTCGCCCGTCGCGATCGGCTCGCCGACCGCCGCCAGACTCGCCACGCCCGCGGGACTCGCCCACGCGTCGCCGGTACTCACGACCGTGCCGATCGCGCTGGTCGCGCTGATGCCGCTCGGACTCGCCACGGCGTCGCCCGTACCCGTCGCACTCCCGATCGCGCCCGTCGCGCTGACGCCGCTGACACTCGCCAGCGCGGCCCCCGTCGCGACCGCCGTGCCGATCGCCGCCGTCGTACTGACGCCGCTCGGACTCGCGAGCGCGGCGCCGGTCGCGACGGCCGTGCCGATCGCACTCAGGGACGCCACGCCCGCCGGGCTGGCCGTGGCGTCGCCGCCGGCCGCGTCATCGGTGACTTTTTGATCGAACCAGCCGGACGCCGTCGCGGTCGGATCCCACCAGTCGCGGACGTCGAACGTCGGCTCGAAGGGGGCCTTCATTTACGCGTACTCATCGACCACGATCACGCCCGCGGTGCCCGCGCCGCCCGCCGCCGCCGCGCCCGCCGCCAGCGAGAGCGCGCCACTGCCGCCAGCCCCGAAGCCGGTCGCGACCGTGCCGGCGCCGGTGGTCTTGCGTTCCGGGCCGCCGTTGCCGAAGGTCGAATCGCCGCCCGCGCCGCCGACGCCGACCACGCCCGCGACGATGATCACGCCGACGCGGCCGCACTGCCCGCCCTGATTCGCGTCGCCGTTGGTCGCCGTCGCCCCGCTGGCGCCGCCCAACGCGTAGTTATGGACCGTCCCCGTCCCGAGAAACGTCCCGCCCAGGCCCGAGGGCGCGGTGACGGTCACGGCGCCGACCGCAAAGGTCGAGGCGCCGCCGGCGGCGCCTCCCGTGCCGCCGCCCGAGGCCCCGGCCGCGCCCGCTGCGCCGATCGCGTAGGTGTAGGCGGTATTCCCGGTGACGGTGAAGGTTTTCTCCGCGTAGCTCCCGGCCGCGCCGCCGCCCGCACAGGTCCCGTTGCCCGCCGCGTTCAGCGCCACGCCGCCGCCGCCGCCGCCCGGCCCCTGCACGCGCACAAAGAGCGTCGTCGTCGCCGGCCGGGTCGTGAAGACCGTGTCGCGCTGTAGGCGGTCGTGCTTTTCGAGAGCGTCGCCGTCGACGTGTAGAGCGCGATCTTGTAGACATCGGCCGCGGTGTGCGGCGTCATCGCCAGCAGTTCTTGCTTGAACGAGTTGCAGACGGCGGCCGTGATCGCCATTACGCGGGCGCTCCATCAGCCGCATCCGGTGACTCCGCTGTCGGATCCGGCGGCCCGTCCGTCACATCTTCGATATGCGCGCCGACGACCGCGCCGTCCGGGCCGCGCTGCATCGTCATCTTGCGCGTGGTGCGCGGGGCCGCTTTCGCGTCGGCGCTGATCTGCGCGAGCTGCACGGCCGACGCGTGGCCGGCCTGGCGCGCCAGCGCGTTCTCGGCGCTGTCGATTTCCGCCTGCATCTGGATCCCGCGCAGTTTCATTTCCTCGAGGCGCAGTTTGGTTTCCTGATCCATCGCGGCGATCTGGAGCTTGATCTCGCCCTCGTGCGCGATGCGCTCGCGCTCGAGGTCCGCCTGCTGCGCGGCGATCTGGGCGGCGGCCTGCTGCGCCGCGGCGGCGAGCTGGACCTTGGTCTGCTGCTCGAGCTGCGCGATCGCTTGGGCGGCCTGCTGCTTGGCCTGGTCGGTCTGGACCTGGCTCTGGAGCTGCTGGATCACCTGCTGCGCCTCCTGGAGCTGCTGCCCCTGCTGCGCCGCCTGCTGCGCGAGTTGCTGCGGATCGGGCCCTTCGCCCTCTTTGGGTTTCTTGAACTGTTGCGGCGTGAGGCGTTCCGCGATTTCGTCGAGCGTCGGGCCGCCGCCCTTGAGCTTCACGGCGAGATCCGCGATCAGCGGCGCGAAGGGCGACTGCATCAGCACATCCGCGAAGGCGGACTCCGCTTCGCGTTCGCTCTCGTAGGCCGGGCCGGTCGAGACGGTGACGGAGTGATCGCCTTTGGTCGAGACGGACTCGGGATCGCTCGGGTCGTTGACGCGCTGGCGGCTGGCCGTGTCATTCGGCATCCGCACGCCGACGTCGCGCGCGGTGTCGATCACTTTGTCAATGAGGTCCTCGACGATCACGCCCACGAAGCGGATCATGTCGTCGTAATGGTCGTTGAAATGAAACGAGCCCATCTGCGACGTGTCCGCGATCTGCTGGAGCGCGACGCCGGATTTCTCGTTGCGGCGCTGCGCGCTGGACGGCAGCGGACTCGATCCCATCGCGGACTGAATCCCGCGCCGCGCCGACTCGGCACCCATCTCGAGCGCCTGGATCTGCGGCTCGTAGGGTTGCCGCTGCGGGAGCGGGAGGATCGTGCTGGGGAGCGTATCGAGCGTCGCCCGGGAAAAGAGCACGGCGACCGGCTCGTGGAGCGACTTCTGGACTTCGGTGAGCTGGTCCGGGGAGAACTGCCCTTCGTACGCCATGTAGGGCGTCTTCGGCGTCATGCCCACGAGCTCGGCTTCGCACGTCCGGTAGTAGCAGAAGAGCATGTACGGGTCGCGCGCCAGCCGCGTCATCGACAGGATCACGCGCTTCCCCTCGACGTAGAGGACCATGCCGTAGCAGCTGGCGATCGGGATGTACTTCCCCGGCCACTCGGTCGTCTTGAGGATCTCGATCCCGTTGGTCAGGTACTGGCAGACCGTCGGATAGTCGACCGCGCGGTCCTTCACGATCGACGCGCCGGCCGGCATCGTCGCCAGGTCGAGCTCGTCCTCGAAGGCTTCGATCGGTTTCGGCGCGGGCGGCGGCGGTTGGCCGAGGACCGTCGGGAGCGGCGGCGGCTGAATCAGCAGCAGCTTCCGCTTTTTGGTGGTGATCGTCCAGTACTCGGCGATCAGGACGCGGTGCTCCTTCACCCACTGCGGAAAGGTGACCATCAGGCTCGAGAAATCGGTGAGCTTCGCCGTGGGATACTCGCGCTTGAATTCCTCGTGCGATCGGCTTTCGATCACGAAGCAGTACTTCATGTCGGACGAATCGGGACGCCGCGCGTCGGGATCCGGGAGCACCATGTCGGGGTTGACGAGCGGCTGCAACGCGATCTGCAGATTGAAGCTGCGATCGGATTCGTACTCCGTCGTCACGCGGCAGAAGCCGTAGCTCCGGTGGATCGCGTCCTGAAAGGCGGTCGTGTAGACCACCTGGGCGTGGCTGCGGTACTCGACTTCGCGGG